CGTCCAGACAGACGACGGCCCCGACCCAAACACGGACCACGCCGTACTGCTGCAGCGGGGAAAAAGGCACGACTACTTCACGAGCTCGTTGCCCTGGCCGCAAAAGCAAACATCACCAGTCGAACTCCCACTAGGGGGATTCGCAGCGGTCGAAAGGATCAGTAGCGCCTCAAAACCGACATTCCAATACACCAGCGACGTACCCGCGGAAAAAGTCGGCTTCATGAGAATGGACGCCTACGTAGCACCAGGCCCGGGATCACCCGAAGCGCCAATGCACTTCGACTCAACAGACACCGAGGACTGGTCCGCACAAGACCTCCGATGGGGACTAGGCACCGGCCTGCAGGCGGACCTATCAACAGCCACAGCGGTCACAATCAACGCAATGCGCGAAGCATTCCAAATACAGAAACTATTGGAACGGGATGCAAGAGCAGGCACCCGCTACACCGAACTCCTCAAAAGTCACTTCGGAGTTACGTCACCCGACAGCAGATTAATGCGCCCTGAATATTTAGGGGGGGGAAGTACACCGATAATCATCACAGCCGTGTCAAGAACCGCCGCGCAAGTCAGCGGAGCAGACGGCTTCGTCGGAGACCTCTCCGCATTCGGCACAGCCTCCGGCGGAGGCATGGGATTCAACAAAAGCTTCGTTGAGCACGGGTACATCATCGGCCTCGTATGCGCTCGAGCCGACCTGACCTACCAGCAGGGACTCCACAAAATGTGGTCCAGGAGCACCCGTTACGACTTCTACTGGCCGGCATTCGCCAACCTGGGAGAACAGGCAGTCCTTAACAAGGAAATATTCTTCGACGACCACGACGCCGGCGGATCACCCCCTGCAGACAACAACAACGCAGTCTGGGGCTATCAAGAAAGGTGGGCGGAATACCGATTCGCGCCGAGTAAAATCAGCGCAACCCTACGTTCGGGCTCAACAGGAACACTCGACGCATGGCATCTAGCACAAGAATTCTCGCCACTACCCACACTGGGAGATACGTTCATCAAAGACACACCGCCACTCGGGAGAATCGTATCGGTCCCGACAGAACCTCACTTCCTGTTCGACAGCTTCTTCCAGATCAGCTGCGCCAGGCCGATGCCGGTCTACAGCATCCCCGGTCTGATAGACCACTTCTAATGTGGAAAAGGATGCTACTAGGAATGATCACCGAGCTCGTGCAGATGGAAATCACACGCTACGTGTGGAACATACAACCTGCCGAAAGACAAAACGAAGCCATCGAATTCTTGACACGCATGAAGAGCTGGATGAGCAGCTCGAGCTCTTCAACCACAAGAGCGGTAGGCGCGGTCCTGCCCTTCGTGAATAACTAATGCCTGGACACATCACCTGGAGCACTGCAGCAAATCAACCAGCCAACACAGCAAACCAACCAGGCAGCGAATACGCCGCGATCATCGCGGCGGTCGTCTCAGCCTATTCGGCAGACCGACAAAGAAAAAAGAGCCAGAAATTCGCAGAACGGATGAGCAGCACATCACACCAACGGGAAGTAACAGACCTGTATGCAGCAGGTCTCAACCCACTACTGAGCGCCGGCGGCGGCGGCGCATCAGCACCAGTCATACAACCAGTAAAAACAGACGCAGTAAAATCCGCAATCGCGGCATCGGCCCTGGGCATAACCAAAAAAATCGCGACAAGCAACATAGGAGTTAACACAGCACTCGCAAGCAAACACGACGCCGAAAAAAGATATCTAGACGAGCAGACAGAAGTCAGCAGATCAATGGCCGAACGAAGAATGCTGGAACTAGAAGAACAGAGATTCAAATCAAGACTGTGGGGATTAGCGAACACAGGCCCAGGATCCGCAAAAGCCGTTATGGAAATGATGAAAGGCGAAGCCGCATCACCCAAAGCAAAAAGCCACCCCCTAATACGCGCCATCGGCGACGCAGCAAAATGGATGGGCTTCAGAAAGAAAGACCCAAAACTAGAAAAAACTTGGTGGAATAAACCACTCAAGAACCCACGGTACAAAAAAAGGAAAGGTGACCGATGAGAGGACGACACAGAATGTCTAGAGGAAAATCACGACGGAACTTCACTCGCGGAGCGATGAACGTGAACAAAAAGAACTACGCCACAAATCCCATGCGAGGCGGCATACGGCTCTAATGCCGTGCAACGCCCCACTAGTCGCATGGTATTCAAAGGACAAGACCCCCCTCGGAAAGAGGGGGGTCACCTTCGATGTTAAAGAGGCCCTCGTGGATCGACCACTCAATCTACCGTGTGCACAATGCCACGGCTGCCGCCTGGACAAAGCATTCCAATGGGCCATTAGGTGCACCCATGAAGCCCAGATGCACAACGAAAACAGCTTCATAACGCTCACATACAACGATCAAAGCCTACCCATGAACAACGGGATCCCGACACTCAGACCAGAGGACTTCGTAAAGTTCATGAAAAAACTACGCAGGAGACGAAAAGGAAAAATCGCATTTTTCCAGTGTGGAGAGTATGGACAAAATACTCAACGACCTCACCATCACGCCCTGCTATTTAATTGCGGCTTTAGCGATCGCACTGTGTGGCGTAAAAGTGGCGATTACATACTATATCGTTCAGAAGAACTCGAAAAAATCTGGGAAAAAGGACACGCAGAAATAGGCACAGCAACAGAAAAAAGCGCGGGGTATATAGCAAAATATCAAATAAAGAAAGGAGAAACAAAAGAGGGGAGAAAACCGGAATATCTAACAATGTCAAGACGTCCGGGAATAGGGAAACTCTGGTTAAAAAAATACATGACCGACGTATACCCATCGGACGAAGTAATAACAAGTACAGGAAAACAACACCGGCCCCCAAGGTACTACGACCAACAACTAGAAAAGGAAGACCAGCATCTATGGGAGAAAACCAAGACACAAAGGCAACAGCAACAGCAACAGCAACAACAACAACAACAACAAAAGGGAACGATCCCTAACCTAACCGCGCGAGAAGCAATACTCAGAGCCCACCAGAAACTCAGGAGGCCAACCCTATGAAGTTAATTGCATACTCAATCTACGATGAAAAAGCCGAATGCTTCGGAACACCACTCTTCTACTCGGCGACAGGACTCGTCGCCAGACTATTCAAAGAATGGTGTAATGACCCGACGATACCGCCGGGAAAAAATCCCGAGGATTTTAAACTCTACGAGATCGGAACGTGGGATAACCACGCAGCCAAATTCGACACACTAGACGTCCCGAAATTCATCGGGAACGGACTCGACTACGTAGAGAACACAAGAGAACGTCAAGTAGACGGACAAGCCTACGTTCTCAAAAAGGAGACACCGTGACAAGAAACAGAGTAATCGTCGATTGCTCAGGAGACAAAATCAGAACAAAACAAAGCTTCAAAAAGGAAGCAGACATCAACCACATAATGGCCCGCTATGTAAAGACGGGACTGATGAACATGGACGCACTCAAACTCAGAGAGGAAAACTTCATCGACGTATCACAAATGGGAGACTTCCAACAGGCCCAGGAGCAACTAAAAAACGCAGAAAAAGCGTTCATGACCCTGGCCGTCAACGTCCGAACAAAGTTTGAAAACAACCCGGCACAACTCCTCGACTTCCTGAGTAAGGAGGAAAACCGGGAAGAAGCACAAGAACTGGGGATCATACCAACGCCAGAACCGGCGCCAGAACCCACCACAACACCGCCAGCGGACCCAAAGCCGGCGGCCTGACCCCTACGGGGGGGGGCACTCGAGCGAGCCCCCCCCTTCCGGGTCAGGTGTGCTATAAACGGTGTCACTAAGCACATATAAGAACAAGTAACGTATATGTGCAGCCCAGGAGGGCCCAATGGCAAAAAGACAGGGAAATCGAAAGACGGAACACAAGTTCAGCCAGGTACCAAAAGCGACGATCCCCAGGAGCAAATTCAACAGAAGTCACACTCACAAAAGTTCCTTCAACGCCGGATTCCTCGTACCGTTCTACGTAGACGAGGTCCTCCCCGGCGACACGTTCAATCTCAATGTCACCATGTTCGCTAGGCTCAATACACCAGTATTTCCAATCATGGACAACATGTCCCTGGACACCTTCTTTTTTTTCGTGCCAAACAGACTCGTTTGGGACAACTGGCAAAAATTCTGCGGTGAGCAGAAAGACCCGACGGACTCAATATCGTTCACAATCCCGCAAAGCACTTCGGCAGCGGGAGAAGCCGAGCTCGGCCTCCGGGACTACATGGGGATACCCCCAGGAAAAACCAACACCGACGTAAACGCCCTGCCACTCAGAGCGTACAACCTCATCTGGAATGAATGGTTCAGAGACCAAAACCTGCAGGACAGCGTGATCGTCCAGACAGACGACGGCCCCGACCCAAACACGGACCACGCCGTACTGCTGCAGCGGGGAAAAAGGCACGACTACTTCACGAGCTCGTTGCCCTGGCCGCAAAAGCAAACATCACCAGTCGAACTCCCACTAGGGGGATTCGC